TATATAAGGTCGTATAGTTCTAGCCAGTAACGCACTAAGCTGAGCCATCATGTCATTAGGGTCAGTATCTGTTCTTGGTGGGTTAACTATTCTTCTTTTGTCTACGCCTCCACCAGTCAAATAACCCATCGGTTGGTCTAGTTGTATCCTCGGTTGATAATTACCCAAACCACCGTGAGGCATAGGTCTTTGTATAGGTTGAGGCATAGGTTGAGGCATAGGCATAGGTCTTTGTATAGGTCTAGGCATAAACGGTGGCGGGAAACCTATTACTGGCGGTGACGGTCTAATAGGTGCTCCTATCGGTGGTCCACCTATCCCTGGAAAACCTCCTCCGCCTAAAGCTCCCATAAATGTATTGTAAGGGTTAAAGCCAAAAGAAGGGTACATTCCTTGCATTCCTCCTCCGAAGCCACCTAATCCTCCACCAAACCCATAACTTGAATAAGGGTTAAGTCCGCCGAAGTTACCCATAAACGGATTTTGGGGACTGAAAAAACTACCGAAATTACCTAACCCAAAACCAAATCTAGGTGGGAAGTTGCCTGGAGGTGGCGGTAGTGGTGTTGGTGGTGTTGGTGGCGGTGTTCCTGGAGGCGGATCTATTGGACCTGGACCTGGACCACCGATTGAAGGCGGTGGTTTAGGTTTACCGTTACCACCTTCAGGTGGTAGTGGATCTGGTATTCCTGGAGGTTCAATTATGCCATCATCTGGAGGTCTTACAACTGGAGGACTACCTTCAGGTGGTCGTGGTGGTTGTGGAAATAAACCGTATGACGGTGGCTCTGGTGGTTCAAAACGTTGACCTCTAAAATTAAAGTTTGGGTTTCCGCCTATGTACTGTATAGGTCCAGGTCTAGCTATGGCAGGTCTAAGTTCATTAGGATTTCTTAAACGTGGAGGCGCACCAAAAGGTGAAGGACGAACCATAGGATTCATACCGTAAAACCCGCCTCCTCTACCGAAAAAACTACCTATACTCATTCAAACTCCGCTAAAATACTGTCTAGTACTTCTAAGTTTACCCTATCTTGCTCTTCAGCTAAAGGTGTTTCCCCGTAAATTATTTTATCGTCTGGAGTTATAAACCCGTCTTGACCGAAACCTCTACTTATATACCTAAAAGCCATTCTATTTCCAGGGTCGTCAAAAAAGTCTCTTCTAGATATTTTTTCAGCTAATAGGTCAGGGTCTAGTATTAATTTTTCATAGTTACCTAATTTAGCTCTATCTGCTCCTCTAGTTAAAGCAGTAACCACACGACCCTCTCTAGTGAAGATACCTACGTAAGCTCTAACTAAATCATTGACCATTTTTTTAACTGAATTAACGGCACCCTCTGGTACTTTCACGGCTCCCGTGTCAATTTTTTTAAGTAGAGTGTTATAGCTTTGTAGACCTTTTACCATATCATCACCAAACCAAACTCCTAATGAGTCTGAATATTGTCTAAGATACTTATCAACCTGTCCTGAAACAAACTGACCGTTACCGTCAACGGTATTTTGTAAAAAGTCTTTATAGATTAAACTTTTAAATACGTCTTTACTAGCTTCGTCTCCTTTTCTAGTTAGTTTACCTATTAAAGCTTGGTTTAAACTTACTGATTGTGGCTTCCATATCTTACCAAAAATCATTTCTGGCTCACCTTTATTGTTTTTAAAAACGTTCATTAGGGCTTTTTGATTAGGTTTAGCGTTAGGTAAAACTTTATCATCGGCGTAGCTGAGCATACTCTCACCGAAACCTTGTTTAGCTTTAGTGGCGTCTACTGGTTTAAAGATAGCTGGGTCAATACCTGTACTCTCAAAAAAATCACCCATCGCTTTAGTTCTTCTTGTTTGTTCTTCTAGTATTTCTCTATAAACTGCGTTTGAATTTAATTGTGGACTTTGACCTAAACGTTCTATACCTGCTTTCATGTACGGTATTTTAAACGGTGCGTCAACTCCTGCTACTTCTAAAACTTCGGGTACGGTTAAGTTATCTAGTAACTCTTTTTCTTGTGGAGTACTAGCTTCTTTACGCATGGTTTTAACCGTATCTAAAGCATTGTCAAATTGTTCTCTACTTATACCTACACTAGCTGGGCTGGCACCTAATAATTTACCTAAACTAGCGAACAAAGTTCCGCCTACTAGTTCAGCACCAGCTATTATAGAGGCGTCTTGTACTGCCGTTCTTAATATTTTTTCGTCGGTATAAGTTTCGTCTAATATACCTCTTTCCCTAAAACCTTCTAGATTAGCTTTTCTCCATAACATATGAGTTAAAAAAGCACCTTCAGCACTCAAAGCTAAAGTGGGTGAAGCGTAGCCTACTGCTGCTCCTGCTGTTCCTACCCCTGCCTGACCTACAGTACCTAAACCTAAACCTTCAGCTGCACTACTACCGAATAAAGCACCTATAGCACCACTAGCGTATTTACCTATTTTGCCTCGTGCTTCTGCTTGTAACCCTAAAGCACCACCGCCTATAGCACCAGCTAAATCAAGTGCTAAAGGTTCTATAAAGCTAGTTTTAAAATCTGCTAAATCAACTCCAGGTGCGTTAACGTAAATACGTTTACCGTCTTCAGGTCTAATGTAGGTCATTCTATTAGTGGTGGGGTCTATTCTAGGGTCGAGTTCTCTAAGACTGCTGTCTTGGTAATACTCAAGTAGTAGAGCCTTTTGACCTCTTTCAAATTGGTCTTTAGGTAAAAAATTAGCATCTTTTACTATATCAACAGGTGGACTATCTTTATTTAATAAATTATAAAACGGTCCAAGTGCTCTTTGTGCTGCTATATCTCCAAAAGTTGTACTTAATAGAGTAGATCCTAATGTTGCCGATGGTGCACTCTCTGCTGTTATACCGTATAAGTCTCTAGCTATTTCTTCTTGGCTAGGTCTATCAAAAAAATTTAAATCTTTTACTGCTGCTCTGCTAACTTCTGGGCTAAACTGCGGATCTACCATAGGTGTGTAACCTTCTAGTATTTCATCTAAATCTACTATATCACCTACAGCCATTATTGATTCCTCACTGCTAAACTCTTATAAATATCAAACGCAGCATATTCTTCTTCTCTAAGTTGTTTCTTTAAATTAGCTAAAAATATAGCACGTGCTTGCGACTCTGGCGGAGTAGCTAAATACATATTAACTAAATTGCCTATACTATAGCCGTTACGTAGTTCAGTATTTTGTGTGTAAGTTTTACTGGGTGTCACTCCGTAAGCACCAAAAGCTTGTACCACGTTTTGGCTTTGTGGGTCTAATACTAATTCAGTTAAGTCTATTTCATTTTCATCTGTACCACTAACGTCGTCAGTTCTTTTTAAAGTAGGTGTTGCGTTAGGTGCACTAATATCAGCTGTTTCGCTAAGTAAACCGTAAAGCCCTTCTCCAGTTTCATTACCTTCTTCGTCTACACCTAATATAGTTCTTATTCTATCATTGGTGGTTTTTTGCCAGTCAGAATCATAGTTACCTCTTTCATCTATAATACCTTCATAGAAATAAGCTGGGTCTTCTAAGTATCTTTCTAATACGTTTATATTACGTTCTAATAATCTTTTTCTAAAACCACCTATTATTTTTAAATAACCGTCAAAACTATAAGCTTCATTACCTTGAGTTTTTAAGAAAAAAGCTACGTCTTTATCACTCAACGCACGCATATCTAAACTTTCTTTATTGCCGTAAGTACTAGCAGCAATCATAGCTAAATCAAAAAGTGCTGCGTTGAATGCTTGTCCAGTAATACCAGCGTCTTTTAAAGTTTGACCTAACGGACCTTTACTAAATTCTTGCCACTCTTCGCTGTCTATAATACTACTTTGAAAGTCATCATAACTAACTGTTTCGTCACCTACTTTAAAAGTGTATCCGCCTTCTTTAGCTGGGCTCCTGAATAAATCACCTATTGCGTTGATACTAACTACTACTTTATCAGCGAACGTAGCTCCTTGTGCAGCTAGGTTGTTCATGAGTAAATCTCTATTACCTTCAAACTCTGCTAAAAGTTCATCTACTTGTCTGGCTGATATAAAATAATTATCTACTAATGTTTCTGTAGTGTCTATTTTAGTTCTTATTTCTTCGCCTTTTTTTCTACCGTCTTTATACTTAGCCGTTAACATAGAATTAGGGCTACCGTCACTCAACACCACGCCATCTTTAGTAACCTCTACGTTCATTCCTGGCTTAGGGCTAAAGTCTCCTGGACCTGCCGATGCTAGTTCTGCGTTACTAAAGTAACCTAGCACAGGTGACTCACCTCTATTGTCTATAGCCCAAGTAAAACCGCCAGTAAGCTGACTAATACTTTTTATTCCTCTACTATCTTTTTCATTATTATACGCAGTATATTGGTCAGGGTTTAAAGATATTTGTGTAGCCTCTCTACCGTCTGTGTACTCAATTAAATAATTTTTAAGGTTAGTATTACCAGCTCCTTCTTCAACGCTTAATACATTATCATATTTACCTAAGCCTCCGCTGTCTATAGGTATGTAATTTCTTACAGCACCTTTAGTCATTAAACCACTAACCTCACTGGTAGTGCCGTCCTTTTCTCTATACCTAATAGTATAGTTTTTTAAATCGTCTTCAGCTTTATCATAAGGTCTTATAGTTACGTTAGGGTTATTACTTTTAAACCTATTTACTTCAAAATCACTCATGACTTTAGGTGGGTTAACAAACTCTCCTTTAGAGTCTGATATCATATACATTTTAGGTGATTCAAAATACCTGTCGTTTAAATAAGCTTGAGCTATATTATTTAAAGTTCTTTCATCATCTATTGCTAAATCTACTAGGAACCTATCAATTAATTTCTTTTTACTTAGTTCGTAGTCTTTTACTTGTTTATCAAAAGCTTTTTCGCCACTCTTTTTAGCTACTCTGTAGCTCATAAAAGCTTCTAGTAAACTCTCCCCTAAACTGTCACCACGTCTACCTGAGGCTTTTAACGAAGCACCAGCTACCATAAACGGTAAAGCTTCGTCTGGTTTTTGAAAGTATTTACCTAAGTCTTCTTCAGGTATTTCTAACATTTTACTTACTGCGTCTCTATATACACCTTGTTTTTCTTCATCTGTAAGTAGTTTGTCATCATTAATATTACGTACAGCGTTATACGTGTCACGTATAGTATCTACATCTTTATTTAAAGAACCATACACAGCTGAGCTATTTAATAATTCATTGAGTGTTGGGTCGTCACCTACTAAAACAGGGTCAAGGGCAGCAATCATATTTTCAGTAGCTTGATCAACTATTTCTGTGTTAGTGCCTGTGTTAACGATTCCTGAATACATCACAGGCTGTGGAGTTTCTTGATTCGGTCTAAATACGTTATCCGTAACTGAGCTCGGTAATGTGGGTTCCTCATTCGGTCTGAACACATTATCTGTATAAACATCTCTTCTAGGCACTTTGATTATTTCCCTGGAATGTACCGTATAGGTTAGCTAAATCTCCTAATCTACTTATAAAACTACCATCATCAGCTTCTCCAGGGTCGGCGTATCCTCTTGTGTAAGTACCTAAGTTAGGTGTTATACTGCCCATAATACCTGCGTATTGACTTAATAAATTAGTGGGCATGTTAAATTTACCTACGTAATCTCTATACGCCTCGTCCATTCTAGCTTGGTCCATGGCTCTTTGAGTTCTACCCATATTCATCATACTAGCTATATCTTGACCTTGTAGCCCGTATAAGTTTTGACCTAAACCACTAAACGCACCACCTATACCCGTACCTATTTGAGCTCCTCTTTGTCCTATACCTGCTAAATCAGTACCCATACCTGACATAAGTTGTCCAAAGTTAGCACCTAGTCCACCTAGCCCACTAGCTACGTTACCGTAGACTCCTGCTAATCCTCTACCCATGCCAGCTAGTTGATTACCAAACGAGCCCATTAACCCAGCTTGTTGTAAAGCTCTACGTCTTGCTGCTTCGTCTGTGCCTATGGCTTGTTGCATTGCTTTATCAAAACCACTTTGACGTAATTTACCAGCTACGTCAGCTTGTGCACTACGTAAAGCTCTTTCACCTTCTTCTAAACCTAATCTAGCTCTACTACCGCCAAAAGCACCTGAGCTTACCGCCCTAGCTCTACGTTGTTTACTAGCCCTATCGCCTTGCCTTTGTAAATCTTGTAATGCTGTATCTACTACGTTCGTTTCAAAAGGGTTAAAAAAATTACTAACTGAACGTGGGTTGAATTGACCTAATCCTGCTCTACTGCCTGTTATCCCCTGACCTATAGCTCCAGCACCAGCCATAGTTCCTGCTTCTGCTGCACCTGGAGCCTTACCGTACATACCTGTAGCTAAGTCTGTGAACTGACCTAACCTATTAGCTCCTGCTCCTATGAGCCCTTCACCCATACTACCAGTACGTAATAAGTCTGAATAACTTTGCCCAAAAATATCACCAGCAGCACCTAAAAATGGTTTATAACTACCCATTCTATCGTAAGTCATATCAAAAGCTTTTCTTTCAGCAGGCGTAAAATCAGCTATACGTGAGCCGTAATCAAAGGGTGTTTGACCTTCAGCCATGCCGTAAAGTTGGTTAAGGAAAAACTGATTAGCCATAGGCACCAGTCCAGGTACTCCAGGTAATCCTCCTTTATAAAAGTCAGTAATAAATTGTGGTGGGGCAGTTATCTGCCCAAAGGTTTGTTGATTTTCTATATCTTGTGTATTTTCTGTGCTCATTATGCTCTACCTAAGCCCATACCCTCTGCTTTTTTCTCGTTTTTATCCATCATAGCGTAAAGTGTACTAATCCCTTTACTATGATTACCATCACCTATACCTTTTACTGCTTGTTTAGTCATTACAAACTCACCGTCAGCTAGTAGTGCTGGTATAGTATCTTTATCGCCTGAACCGTTGGGGTCATTAGTTTCTCCACCTGAGTCTCTTAAATCTACCTCAGGTAACGCACCACCGTCAGCTAACCTTTTTATTTCTCCACCGTGTTCTGCTGGAACCATGTCAAAACTAGGTAAGTCATAAAGGTCGTATTGTCTTTTTCTTAATTCGTCGTATATTATTTGAGTTAAAGGGTCCATTGCTAAACTAGGGTCAATGGGCAGTGCTGCTGCTAAACCACCAGTTTCTTCTCCGTAAGGTTGTCCTGTATAAGGGTTTATTGGTCCTGGACCGCCTTCACCTAGTCTACTAGTAAAATTACCAGTGGAAAAATTAGGTAAAGCTTCAGGGTCATCAGTAAATCCTCCTAAAGCAGAGCCTACTGCAGAACCTAATGCTGCTTGTTCAAACATGTTTATATTTTCAAAAGCACCTTTAGCTAAAGAGTTTTCACCTAAAGCTCTTAAAGGCATATCACCTGATAGTACATTACGTAAATCAGAACCTATTCCTTGAAAAACACCTTTAGCTCCGCCTGATAAGGCATCAACCCCCATAGGGGAACCTAATTGTATTCTACCTGTGTTTTGAAACAACTTACCAGCTGGGTTACCACCAGTTATACCTGCTCCTGCTAATACGTTAGCTCCACCAAAAACTTTTAATGAACTGCCTAAACTTTTTTTAAGGCTTCTACCTTCAGCTAATGAACCTATACCTTGACCTATGGCTGCTCCTGCTGGTCCACCGAGAGCGAAGCCCACTACCGTAGCTATGTCTCGTATAGAAGATTTTAGCTTTTTCGCTAATTTGCTCAAAAAACCCATAAAATCTATTATAAAGGCAAATCTTAAATTTTTATAGTAGTATCACCTTTATTAACTACGCTTACCTTACCCACTGAGCCTGTTAACTCAAAGCCTAAAGGGTTGTTAGGTGTAGAGATATTCTCCCATTTATTACCCGTATAGACCTGTAAAGCCTCTATAGTCGTGTTCCATATGATACTACCCGCATTAAAATTAACCTTATTTAACGTTTCTCCATCTATTTGTCTGATACTATCAGGGTCAAACTGACCTAAGTTAAGTTCTAATATTCTCACTAATTTATTGTAAGTTAGCGGAGTTACACTGTCCCCTAACTCTAACGGTAAATTAGTTGCTAAAAGTTTACTCATCTTCTACCGTCGTTTTGTATGTCCATTCTTAGTAAACCTAGTCTCCACCCCACATCATTATTTGCGTCAGTATCATCGTCATCTGATTCTAAACGTACTACGGCTTGTCTACCTCTAGCCCTAACGTGTGATTGTGTGGTGGAACTGCCCACTGCGTTAGTGCTTGAGGTGTTTAATGACTCACCTGGAAAATTTCTAGTTTTTAAAACTATATTAACTTGACCGTCTGTACTGTTATTTAAAAACCTTACATCAGGTATTATTCTTCTAATAAAGGAGAACGTATCACCGTCACCTATATCAAAATCGCTGCTCTCTATAAAAACATCAGTCATAGGACTACCGTCATCGTTATAGCCAAACTCGTGTCTGTATAGATAATTATTAGAAACTGCTCTTGGGTAATTTTTTACGCCTGTATCTAACCAAGCCGTTCTAGATATTTGACCGTAAGTCCAGACTTTATCTGCGTAATCAAAAACTACGTAACGGTCTATCTCACTACTATCTGATGAGCAGTAGAACCAACCTACTTCATCAAACTCAGTATTAGTAAAAGCAAAAAACTTATGTGTTTGTGTTGAGTTCATATCGTCAAAAACGTAACTAAGTACGCTACAAGGTACTTTTTGCACACTACCGTTATAAATATAAAAATTATCGTAACCCATCCAAAAAACTCCGCTAGGAGCTACTACTGCTCCGTTAGGTGATATTAAACCACTAGCGTTATTAATTAAGTTTAACCCAAAAGTAAACGGTGGACCAATGAACTGCATACTGTATAAAGCTGTGTCTGTCCATATTAATATTTCTTGTCTTGCTTTTACAGCACCTATGATTGTACTGCCCTCTGATAAACGTAAATCACCAGCTGTGTTACTTAACAAAGGTTCAAAATCTAATAAATTTTCTTGATCGCTAAAAGCCACTAACATCGGGTCTACTACCCCCGTTCTTGAACTACCTGATATGGGGTCACTACCTAAAACTATTACGTGTCTATCTGTTTCTGAAACTAAAACCTGTAAGCCTACTGTAGGAGCTAAAATACTACCGCTTAAACTTGAAAGTTCTACCGCTCTATTATTAACACCACCTGATTCATCCCAGTAATATAAACCACCAGCTCTAACGTTTATAAGTAAATCTTCACCAAAATGATCATGAGTCCATAACCTTAATTGATTACTAACACTCAACACTGTGCTTTCACCGTAAGCACCTGCACCCCAAGCACCTGACCCCCAACCTGTACTAGAAATAAAAACATCAAGACCTACGTTTATTTGATAAGCTCCTACTACGCTACTGCCTCCGTTACCGCTATCACTAGAGTTAGCTGTAACTGTTGTACCGCTAGTATCTTTAGCAGTTATTACGTAACTATTAGCGTTAGTAATACTAGCTATTTGATATTCTTGGTTTAGTACGTTTGCTGTAATATTACCACCTAAACTACTAGCACCACTAAAAGTAACAAAGTCATTCTTAACGGCACCGTGAGCAGTATCAGCTACAGTTATAGAACTACTACCGTTACTAGCACTAAAAGTAACGTCACCCGCACTAGTAGTATTACGTAAAGGAGTTATGTCGTGGTAACCCGTACCTAATTCTACATAGTATTTTAAATGCGTACCTAAACCTAAGTATTTAGTACCAGCTAAATCGACCCAAGCCAGTAAAGCTCTACACGTGCCTAAAAAAGTGTTAGTGTTATCTTTGACCCAACCACCTATTTTTTGTGGTAAACCTGCGTTAAACCTAACTTTATTAACGTCAAACCATCCCCCCTCATTAGAGTAAGAGGTTCCCTCTCTTACTACTCCTGGTCTAAAATTAATTTTACTTATAGGCATCTACACCTCGTGCCACTCTTTACCTTCAAACAGTAAAGCCTCAGCTTCACGTCTTCTAACTAAACCTTCTAGTACTTTTCCGTTAGCTTTGTTCCATCTTTTTATTTGTGCTGGTACTCCTTCATAGTCACCTGCGTTTAAAACTTTTAACATAGTAGAACTAGCTAAAGCGTTAGGACCAAGGTTAAAAGTCCACGCTACTAATGAATCGAACTGGTTTTGTTTTAAAGGTATGTCAACGTAACAGTCAACGTATTTTTCATACTCTTTTACTTCTTCTAGTAGTAAATTATCGGCTTCTTCTTGTGTTATACTATCGTTTTCTTTTACGCCTTTAGTTGAGCCGTACCCTATAGTCCAAACACCCGCAGCACACTTATACGCTTCAAGCTCACAGCCTTCAAATTTTTTAATTAATGATAATCCTTCTAATGATGTGTTCATTTTACTCCCCTTTATCGTTTGAGTGAGACGCTCCAAAATAGAATGAAATAATGGCACTCGCTAACCCTCCTAAATATCCTAACACTAAGTTTATAAGGGCTTCGCTATTTTGTTCTGGTGGTTGTAAGGTTACTAAAAATATGTAACCTAAAAACCCACCTATAGTTACTAAACCTATAATACGAGCAGTCCAATCTTTACTGAATAACCCTCTAGCGTGTTGTTTATCTTGTGTTTCTAGTTTAAATACGTCAACTTCAAGCTCTTTCATTTTAAGTTCAAAGTCTTTTTCTACTTTTTTGAGCTCCATCATTTGTTCTGGTGTAGCGTTTTGTATAGCAGTTTCTATAGCTTTAGGGTTATTAGCACAACCTAAAACCTCAGATATCATATTACCAGCCATACCGCCCATCGGTCCACCTAAAGCTGTACCTAAAGTAGGGGCTACTGCTCCTACAACACTTTTTAATAAATTTTTCATATTACCACCGTAGTTAAAACCGCTATAGATAAAGCACCTATGAAACTAAACACGCCAAAAGTTGCCATGCGTATGGTGTTATTTATAGAAGTTATTTCTTGTTTGATTTCACTAAATTCATTAAAAGCTGTTTTCCAGCGTTCAGCGTTTTCTTTTTTAGAAACTGCTAAATCTTTAGCTACATCCTGTACTGTTAATCTTTTACTAGCCATATGTATATATACTTAGTTTATGTTTTTTGCCTTTAACTTTTATAGGCTTTAACAATTTTAACTTATATTTTGAACTTTTTTTAGTATTATAACCTATTATTAAATCTACTCCAGCTTCTTTAGTTGCACTTTCTAAACGAGCAGCAGTGTTTACAGCGTCGCCTATAGCAGAATAATCAAACCGTGAATCACTACCCATATTACCTACTATCGCTTCTCCTGAATTTATGCCTATACCTATCTCTATACCTAAGTTGGCTTTTCGCATATCTTCCTGTATTTTCAATGCTGTTAGTATGGCTCTATTCTCGTGGTCTGGTAAGTCTATAGGTGCGTTAAAGATAGCCATCATGGCGTCACCTATATACTTGTCTACCATACCACCATATTCTTTTACTGCGTTAGACTGTATAGTCAAAGCTCTGTTCATGATATGAGTAACTTCTTCTGGTTCTAATATTTCAGATAAAGCGGTAAACCCACGCACATCAGTGAATAAAAAAGTACAGTATCTTTTTTCACCACCTAGTTTTAATAGTTCAGGGTTGTTTTGTAGTTGTTTTACTTGTCGTGGATCGAGGTAATGCTCAAACTGTTTTTTAATTAATTGTCTTAATTTATATTGTTCTCTAAAACGTAGGTAAAACGCTATTGAACCAGTGATAAACTGACTTATTAAAGACCACGTAACGTCTAATAACAAACCGTTACCTATTAACGTATAACCACTCACAGCCGTCCCTACAGCGGTTACGGTAGCCATAATAACACCCTTAGTAATACCTAAATACATTATAAATAACCAAACTAAAACTAAAGTAAAAGCTGTTATTAATAACTCAAAACTTAATGACCAATCTGGTATGTACGGGCTATTTTCTATAAGTATTGATTCAGCTAGTGCTGCTTGTATTTTATGTGGCTCTAGTAAACCCACTGGCGTAGCTATTTGTGGCATAACACCGTTAGCTGTAACACCTACTATAACGTATCTACCCTCTATGTTTTTCATTTCAGCTAGATTAGTTTCTTCAGTTTTTACCCAACTTATCCACTTACGTGCTAAACTGTCTGTTTTTACTGGTGGTAAACCCTGTACCGTTATTTCTTGTATACCTAGTTCATTAGTTTTAATAATATATGTGTTATTGCCCGCTAGTTGTTTCATTATTTCTGTACCGAAAGCTGAAACAAAACCATCCTCCGTTTTTAACAATAACGGTAAACGCCTAACTAAATTATCTATTTCAACAGGTGCTACTGCTATACCTTGACTACTAGAGTTTGCGAGGGTTTTTATATTTGGAATAACACCCAAAGTCTTAATACCTATAGCGTTGTCCCCTAATATAACTGTGCCTGTAGTTGGTGGTTGTACACCGCTTTCGTCTTCAAACATAGCTATAACTGAAGCACCATAACTTAAAGCTTCTGCAAATATTTCATCACCACCCATTCTATCTGGTTGCGGAAAACTCATGACCCAACCAACTCCTAGCGCACCTTTATTTAATAGTTCTACGTGTATTTCTGCTAATCTTTGTCTAGGTAAAGGGTAGCCACCTTCCTCAGTTATATCCTGCTCAGTTATATTTAATATAGTAAAAAACCCTGAAGGCTCTTGTCTTTCAATTAAGGCATCAAAAGTTCTTAATTTTAATACTTGAGTTAAATCTACTTGTAAATATACAGGCAACAATAAAATAGGTAGTATTATCAATATTAAACGTTTATTAATCATATCTACTTATAACGTAAAGGTTATTAACTACAGCTACTGAAACTATAAAATTGTACCATATCATACCATACTCATTAGTGTTTTGGTGTATGATTGGTAATACTATTAATTTTAAAGCTACTACTTCATGAGCTTCAGGTGCATTGCCTAATACAGGATTACCCTCTCTACAAAACGAACATGTTTCTAAAGCGTAGATGGTAGTAGCTAAATCTAATGCGTTGATTCTCCAAGAGTATTTAATCTGTTGATGTTTAGGTAGTGGTTTTGGGTTAGTAAACCTGAGTTTATTTCTATGTTCCCATTCTTTTATTAATTGATAATCTTTTTTAATTTGTATAAAATCAAATTCTTGTGGTATGGTTATACTTAACTCAGCAAACGTAGTGACACTAAAAAATAATAATATTAATATTTTCATCAACCACTCTGTTTAATAGTTATTATTGAATCACCACCACCGTTTATTTTAACTACGTTTGATACACCGTCTTGTATTAGTATGACTGTGTAACTATTACCGCTGTTTAAATCTAAACGTACAGACTCACTTACCGCACGACGTAAACTAATAACTTGACCAGTAACTAAAGTAGTTATTTGTGTATCTGGGTCTTGACCTATTAACGTACCGCTAATATTAACACCAGTTGCTAAAGCTAATTGATCCTCTTCTTCATCTATAGCTAAAGCATCTATGATATCTAGTAAATCTTCTAGAAAGTTTACATCTAAGTAATTTATATCGAGCTCAGTAAACTCAAGTTCATCTGTATTTAAAAAATCTTCAGCTAGATAATCTATATCTAAATCATTGAAGTCTAGTAAACTTACTGTTTTAGTAGTACTGGTTTCTTCTTCAACGAGTATTTCTTCTTTAGGCGGACTCACTATCAACATGTTATCAATAATATCTAAGGTAAGATCAAGTATGACAGGTTTACTAGGAACTGATTCAAAGACACTAACTGTAGTAGCTTCATAAGGTTTATTTAATATAACACTACCCATAGCAGTTACTACTTCTATCTCACCACTTGAAAGACCCATTGAGTCTGGCAGAAGTATTATCAAACTCCTGCCTAACTCATCAACAGTAGCTGTAAAATCTGTCCCACGTATAGCTATGTTTGCTGTCGGTGTTGTAAGTTTTATGTTTTGTTTATCTATACGGTTTAAATTACCCGTTATAAACCTAGCTGTACCTAAAGCAAAATTAAGTGACATTTTAGCTTTACTAGGGTCAGGGTCGTAAACATACTCATTGATAAGTAGTTTTGAGTGTTCTGTTAAACGTACTACTGAGTCGTCTAAAAACTGTATACCTAACCTACCGTTTTTAGTTACAGCTTGATCGTTGCTACGTATAGCAAACTCTAATTCAGCTTCGTACGGTTTATCTCTTAATACTTCAGCGTAACCTGAAAGCTCGGATATATCTCCTATATTAACAACTTGTGCTTGTGCCTTGGTCGTTTTGTATAACGCACACAGTACCACTGTTGCCATTAGAAATGATTTTAAGCCAGTCATTATCTAGTGTACTCGATTGTGTAATATCAAATGTTCTGCTATTACCTGTTTGATCAAGGTAGAAATAACCTCCAGCATACCCTGAGCCTGTGAAATTAACCGTGTTGCTATCACCGTCAACATCTACGTAATTAGTAGCACCGTCATAATTTATATCAAAATCAAAAGTGTTACCGTCTCCTTGCACTATCCAATCAAGATCTAGTGTTGCTGCTAATGCTGATGTACCGTGGTCGAGTGTAAAGGTGTTTGATGAACCACTAACGTTTACGTTATAGTTTGAACTATCTATACCGTAAGTATCAGTTGGGTCACCTTGTATAGTAAAAGTATTACTATCTCCATCAAACTCAAAAAAACCAGTAATAGTATCACCTAAGATATCACCTAAAAATTTATTAGTGTTACCTATTTGATTTATATCTAAGGTCAAAGTTGCACCGTCTAAATCTAACGCTGTTAAACTTCCAGCAGCTGAATTTAAACCGCCTATAATATTGCCAGAGCCTAGTTGCTCTAAATCAATATTAGCTGTCGCACCACTTTGGTCAACATAAATCTCATTATCCGCAGCAAATACGAATGTTGTTGTGAGTAAAAGACTAATTAGTTTTTTCATATTTTTGCTCCCAATATCCTTTATCATAACCTATTTTTATAATCTCTACAACTGCTGACTCTATAGCTCGTTGTAGAGCTATAGTAATTGATTCATTTTCAGTGTTACCGCCCTCAAGCTCTACTAATTCTGTACCAGCTTCTATAAACCTAAAAACATCTTGTGATTGACCGTAACTATATATCTGTTTATTTACCAAAACATCTATTAATACTTCACCTGTTACTACTGAAACCATACGTAATGAAAGGGTAACACTATCTACTCTATATTGTTTACTAGTACCTATGCCTAAGTATCTAGCTCCTATACCTCCACTTTTTACGTTAGTGTCGTATCCTACTATAGCACCTTCCATTAAAACACCAGCAAATAAAAGTGGTAGTAAAGGACTTGAATTATCTTCATTTTCCCTAGCTGAACGTATCAACTGTCTTTCTTTAGTTAAGTTATCTAAACCTACTCTTTCAGCCACTCTAAAAAACTCACCGTTAGCAGTTTGTTTTAAAGCACGTATTAGTAAATGACTAGGTGCTTGAGTTATAGCTGTACTAAATAAAGCAAACTCACTATTACTTTTACGCTGACCTGTTTGATCTGTAAAAGCGTTGGGGTAAACAGCTACTATAATAGGTTTTTTAGGCGGTTCTATATTTAATAATTCTTTTGATTGTAACTCAAGAATTTTAGGTAAACCTTTTAAATAAGGTTCTCTTTCAACACATTTTCTATAAACTGTTCCATCTAACACAGTTTTGTATTTTACGCATTCTCCTTTTTGTTCTAACTCTTTGAATACAGGTGCTACACTGCAACTAGAAAGTAAAATTGCCAACAGGCAACTGTATCGTAGTGACATTTCCATCTGGGTCTGTAATGGTTAAAGTTATTATTCCGTCTTCAATACTATAGTCTATAGTGTTACCTTCTAAAGTTAACGTACCTTTATCACTAGGTGTTTCGCCAAATAAATTTTCTACTAGTTGTCTACTTAGTTGTGCGTAGATACGACTCTCAAGATTCCTAATAAAACGAGCTAGAGTTGTATTTTCTTTATCTCTTTCTATCTGTTCCTGTAAAGCTTTTATCTCTTCTTTTATAGTCATTTTACGGTTGAATTCTTGATTTTCTATCGTAAGATAATGACTAGAAGTTCCTACTCCACTAAATGAAGGGTTTTTGAACTTAAATGTTATGGTGTCTGCCTCAGCATTTTGTATAACTAATTGTGTTAATAAAAACATAAACCCTAAAAGTATGGTTGGGAATATATTATCTTTAATCTTTCCTTTGGTCATCTCTATCCGCTTTAGCTATTTTATTACTATCAATTAGTTGTGGCACTCCTAGTATAGTTTTAATTAATGTATCTTGTCTAATAATCTCATTATCTAAACTACGTATTCTATCTATTAAAGCTACTAAAATACCGTGTTGGCTGTCAAGTTTAGTGCCTAACCTTTCTTCCATCGCTGTTATTGAAGTGTTCACTTTATCATCAACCGTGTCTAGTTTAGTTTCCATACCGTCAATAATTCTATTGATTAGTTTCCAAACGAAAATACCTAACCCTAGTGCTGCTGCGATAGGGAAGCCTAACTCTGTAATGAGAGCTACAGCAGAATCCATTTTTAACTTTTCTTATTCTTACTGCGTTTTACTCTAACTGTTTTATAAGCTTCGTTTTTAACTGTTGTAGGATCATCTGCTACGTATCTACCTTTAGTATCTCTAGCACGCACTTCTTTAGTATCTATGATACCTACTTTACCTAATACTTTAGTTATCCAGTTCATCTTTTTTATCCTCATTGATTTTTTCTTCAACAGTTTCTGATGTTGAATCTACAAAAAGTTTGTCAAAACCGTTTATACTCATATTAATTTGATCTAATTGAAACTGTAATTTATTTCTTTTATCTATTAGATCTAATAGTTGGCTATGGTAATATTTACTAGTATCACTTAGCTCAGTATAATCAAGCTCTTTTTCGCCTATAGTTATTTTGGGTGTGTCGTTTTTAGTCGTCATAATTTTCCTCAGTTTTTAGCGATGTACGCTTTTCCTTTAGTAATTGCATTAGTGCAATTAGTTTTTTTACTGCTAGATGAACCTTTGACGTTAGGTGTGTCATCATCACTATCAGCTGGTTCATACAATAAAATGGTTTCTAAATGATCTACGTTTCTTTGTACCAACTCGTTTATTTCAGACTGCGACAGTCCTTCACATGCTGGTACGCTAGACGCATCTGCATCTATACTTTCTATTAACGCAACGCTATCTAACGCTGCATCTAATACTTCTGTTACTGTTGCCATATTAATCCTCCTTTAAAGTTTGTATTTCGGCTTTTAATTCATCTACCTGAGTAGACAGTTCTTTTACTGCATTAATTAAAGGTGTAATAAACATCTCTCTTGAAAGACTTTGCATACCATCATCATTTACAGACCAACCTGCAAAGGTATCAACACCTTCTTTATCTAATGCCTCTTTAACTTCTTGTGCAATCATACCGTGCATAATTGCTTCAAGATTCATGTTGTTTTCTTCGTTGTATTCATTCCATTCTTTAGGAAATTCATTACTTGGTTTCCATTGGAAAGTTACAGGTCTTAAATTATTAATAAAAGATAAGCCTAAATTATCATCTTTAATATTTCTTTTCTTACGAACATCTGAACTTCGAGACCAATTAGCATCAGTATCAAAATTATTAGTAACTACATTACTAGCTTTACCAAAACTAAAGCTATTGTCACCTGCACACCCCATATCAATACCAATACATATTTGATTTTCACCTGTAGCAGCACTAACTTCTGCTTGATAACCAATCAAAATGTTATTTGACCCTGTTGTCACGGCATCACCTGCTAAAGCACCAAGTGCTGTATTGTTTGCACCTGTAGTGTTTTCTTCTAAAGCTTGATAACCTGTTGCTGTGTTGTTATTTGCTGTAGTATTTTTTTGTAATGCCTCTTGACCCACAGCTGTATTAGTAGTTCCTGTTGTGTTATTTGTTAAACTTAAATAACCGACAGCCGTGTTAGCATCTGCTGTAGTATTAGCATCTAAAGCACCTGAACCAACTGCTGTATTTTGTGCACCTGTGGTGTTTTTATCTAAACTTCCTGCACCTATAGCTGTATTTTGTGCACCTGTAGTGTTGTCATTTAAAGCATCAAAACCTACAGCTGTGTTACTGTTTGATGTTGTGTTTGCATTTAATGCTCCTTTACCAACAGCTGTGTTACTAGCACCTGTAGTGTTTGATACTAGAGCACCAGAACCAAGTCCTGTATTATTTTCACCAGTAGTATTAACATTTAGTGCTGCATAACCAAGTGCAGTATTATTATCTGCTGTAGTATTAGCACCTAAACTCAAATATCCTATTGATGTATTTCTATCTCCAGTTGTATTAGCATCTAAAGCTAAACTACCAACAGCTGTATTGTCAGTACCTGTTGTGTTTGATAATAATGCTTTATTTCCCACTGCTGTATTATTTGAAGCTGTAGTATTTGCATTTAAAGCAGCATAACCTACGCCTACATTATCTATACCAGTTGTAGTAGATTGCAATGCTAATCCACCTACAGCAGTATTTTTATTACCAGTTGTAACTGATTCCATAGCAGCATGACCAACTGCTACATGGTAAGAATCCTCGTTACTTGAGGGGTTATATGTTGTAAGTGCATTAAAACCAACAGCTACGTTTCTATCACCTACTGTGTTAGCGTCTAAAGCATAAGCACCTATAGCTACGTTTAAATTTCCTGAAGTACAAGCTGTTAGGGCATCTCTACCCATAGCAGTATTACCTACTCCTGTAGCGTTTTGTAGGGCATTATAACCAAACGCTGAACAAGAATCTCCGTCTGTAATAGCACTTAAAGAAAAGAAACCTACTGCTGTGTTTGCTGATCCTGTAGTATTAGCGTCTAAACAACTTTTACCAACAGCTACGTTGCCAGCACCTGTGGTGTTTGCTACTAAAGATAAATAACCAACCGCTGTGTTGTCAGAACCTGTAGTACTAACATTCATAGAACTATTACCTACTGCTGTATTTCCAGCACCTGTTGTATTTGCAGGCATACAGTTATTACCTAATGCAGTATTGTTATTAGCAGTCGTATTATCTCTTAAAGCTGCATAACCAGCAGCAAGATGTCCAGTTCCTGTAGTGTTTGCTTGTAAAGCATCAACACCTATAGCTGTGTTAAAAGATGCTGTAGTGTTTGAATCCAATGCATCTTTACCAATCGCTACATTACTTGCTCCTGTAGTGTTTAAAGCTAAAGCATTAAAACCGACAGCTGTATTTGCATCAGCTGTAGTGTTTCCTGTTAAAGCACTTTTTCCAATAGCTACGTTTTCTGTTCCTTCAGTATTAGCATCAAGAGATAAGTAACCTACAGCAACGTTATTTGAGGCTGTTGTGTTTGCTTCTAAAGACTTCATACCTACAGCTACATTGTTTGCACCTGTGGTGTTTGCACTCAAAGCATTATAACCAATAGCTAAATTATTATTAGCAGTTGTATTAGCATCTAAAGCATGAGAACCTACAGCAACATTATTATCACCTTCAGTATTTGATTTAAGTGCATCATGTCCTACAGCAGTATTATCAACTCCTGTGGTGTTATCATTTAAAGCTACAGCACCTACTG